TGATTCATGGTTTATCACTGACCTTGAAGACGAATCGCACCCTGACAGATACAGCGCACAATATCGCGCAGAATCGCAGCCTGACGGCATCATCGGCATCGGAACATGGCGAGACTTCATCGTCTGCTTTGGTTCATCGACGATTGAATATTTTTCCTTGACTGGTGCAACCACTGTTGGTGCCGCTTTGTATGTCGCACAGCCATCGCTGATGGTGCAGAAAGGCATTGCCGGAACTTACTGCAAAACGCCGTTTGCTGATTCGTATGCGTTCATCAGCAATCCGGCAACGGGTGCGCCGTCTGTATACATCATCGGCTCAGGTCAGGCATCACCAATCGCCAGCGCGAGCATTGAGAAAATCCTCCGCTCCTACACTGCTGATGAACTGGCTGATGGTGTGATGGAATCGCTGCGGTTTGATGCTCATGAGTTGCTGATTATCCACCTTCCGCGCCATGTTCTCGTGTACGACGCATCTTCAAGCGCCAATGGTCCGCAATGGTGTGTGTTGAAAACTGGCCTGTATGACGATGTGTACCGCGCTATCGACTTCATTTACGAAGGCAATCAGATAACGTGCGGCGATAAGCTGGAGTCCGTGACCGGGAAATTGCAATTCGATATATCTTCACAATACGAAAAACAACAAGAGCATATTTTATATTCCCCTCTAATAAAGGCAGATAACGCTTTAATAAATGACCTTGAATTAGAAACATCGGGCGGCGTGTGTGATAGAATAGATAAAATATTTATATCAGCCACTACAGATGGAATTAGTTACGGTCGTGAGCAAATGGTCGTATTACAAAAACCATTTGTATATGACAATCGCGTTTTATGGCGAAAGGTTGGTCGAGTTAGACGCCTCATTGGATTTAAATTCAGGGTTATTGCAAAAGGTCCTGTCACATTATCAGGCCTTTCTATTCGTGTAACATAAATCGAAACTCAAGGAGTAGATATGTTAAGTGAAAACGCAAAAGATATCGAAGGATATGAAGGACTGTACGCCATCACTAATGATGGTAGAGTTTACTCGCATTCAAGAGTAAATTTGAGGGGACGTCTTATTAAGGGTAGGTGGCTGAAGCATAATCATAACGTAAATGGATATAAGTATGTGTGTTTATATAAGGATGGCGTAAAAAAGAACATACTAATACATAAGCTTGTTGCATCTCACTTTGTTGGTGGATTTGCTGAAGGGTTACAGGTAAATCATATAGATGGTGATAAATATAATAATAACTATCTAAATCTTGAATGGGTTACTCCATCAGGAAATATCTCACACTCATATGGATTGGAGTCGAGAGGTAATGTAAAAGGAGAAAGGAATGGTAATTCTAAAATATCTAATGATGATGTCATAAAGATAAAAGAAATGGTTGCCAATGGATTTCCTCAGTGTGAAGTTGCTAAATTATTTGGAATTCACAATTCAAAGGTTAGTAGAATTGTAAATGGCAAGGCATGGAGGCATGTTAATGGCTGATTCGAATCTCAATGTGCCGGTAATCATTCAGGCTACACGGCTCGACACATCAGTCCTTCCACGCAATATCTTCTCGCAGTCGTATCTGCTTTACGTTATCGCACAGGGCACTGATGTTGGTAACGTGGCTAACAAGGCCAACGAGGCCGGACAGGGCGCTTATGATGCACAGGTCAGGAACGATGAGCAGGATGTGATTCTCGCTGACCATGAGCAGCGAATTTCTGTTGCGGAAGCAACGCTTGTTAATCATGAGGAGCGAATCAGCCAGGCAGAATCAACTCTTCAGGAACATGAAACACGAATCACTCAGAATGAAAGCGATATTGCGTCGCTTGATACCAGAGTTCAGTCGCTGGAGTCGCAGGTTTCAGACCATGAAACGCGCATCGATGCTCTGGAGTATGCCACTGCTCGCAAGAAGTCAGAGGTTGTTTACTCTGGCGTATCAGTAACCATCCCGATAGCGCCGACCAACCTTGTTAGCCTGCTGAAAACGCTCACGCCGTCATCCGGAACGTTGGCACCATTCTTCGACACCGTTAACAACAAGATGGTTGTGTTCAACGAGAACAAAACCTTGTTCTTCAAGCTGTCGATTGTCGGGACGTGGCCCAGCGGAACCGCCAACAGATCAATGCAGCTAACCTTTTCCGGCTCTGTTCCTGACACGTTGGTCAGCAGTCGCAACTCGGCGACAACGACCGATAACATCCTGTTAGCTACGTTCTTCAGCGTGGATAAAGACGGCTTTCTTGCCACAAATGGCAGCACGTTAACCATTCAGTCAAATGGTGCGGCGTTTACTGCCACAACCATCAAGATAATCGCGGAGCAGTAATGATTCAGTTCAAACCAACGCGAAACATCGACCTGATAGAAGCAGTCGGAAATCACCCTGACATTATTGCCGGAAGCAACAACGGTGATGGATACGACTACAAGCCTGAATGCCGTTACTTTGAGGTTAACGTGTACGGTCAGTTTGGCGGCATTGTTTACTATCAGGAAATTCAGCCGCTTACATTCGATTGCCACGCCATGTACCTGCCAGAGGTTCGTGGATTCAGCAAGGAAATCGGGCTGGCGTTCTGGCGATACATTCTGACTAACACCACCGTTCAGTGCGTCACATCGTTCGCTGCGCGCAAATTCCGCCACGGTCAGATGTACTGCGCAATGATTGGCCTTAAGCGTGTAGGAACCATCAAGAAATACTTCAAAGGCGTGGATGACGTGACGTTTTACAGCGCCACACGCGAAGAACTAATCGACTTCCTGAATCACGGGAGATAGCTATGTTATATGCATTTAAGCTGGGCAGAAAACTGCGCGGCGAGGAACCTTATTGCCCTGAAAAAGGCGGGAAAGGTGGCAGCTCTGATAAAAGCGCAAAGTATGCAGCAGAAGCTCAGAAGTATGCCGCAGACCTGCAAAATCAGCAGTGGCAGACGATCATGAAAAACCTTGCTCCGTTCACGCCGCTTGCGGAGCAGTATGTTAACCAGCTTCAGAATCTTTCCAGTTTAGAAGGTCAGGGGCAGGCACTTAATCAGTATTACAACTCTCAGCAGTATAAAGACCTTGCAGGTCAGGCTCGTTACCAGAGTCTTGCTGCTGCGGAGGCGACGGGTGGACTTGGTTCGACAGCCACAAGCAATCAACTGGCTACGATCGCGCCGACACTCGGTCAGTCTTGGTTATCAAATCAGATGAGCAATTACAACAATCTGGCAAACGTTGGGCTTGGTGCACTGCAAGGTCAGGCAAACGCCGGGCAGACGTACGCCAACAACATGAGCAGCATTGCACAGCAAAGCGCAGCACTTGCCGCTGCTAATGCCAATAAACCATCAAGTCTTCAGACTGCAATTAGCGGCGGCACATCTGGTGCGATTGCCGGTGCAGGTCTTGCCAGCCTTTTGGGAACATCAACGCCTTGGGGCGCTGGCATTGGTGCTGGTATCGGATTGCTTGGCTCGTTGTTTTAAGGGGTAATCATGGCTACTTGGCAAGGAACAAACGGCGGATTGTTGGCTGGTATCGGCGGCGTCAACTCAAACGCTCCGAGCGTAAATGACATCGGCAATACGCTTCAGCTTATCAGGCAGAACAATGATATTGATCGTTCAGGCGCTAACAATGTTGGGCTGACTGCTTTGCAAGGCCTTTCAGGTATTGCAGGGGTGTTTCAGCAGGAAAAGCAGGCTCAGCGGCAGAAAGAATTTCAGCAGGCGTACGCTAATGCTTATGCGTCTGGTGATCGCGGTGCTTTGCGTCAGTTGGCTACTCAATATCCAGACCAGATTGAATCCGTTCGTAAAGGCATGGGATTCATTGATGAAGACCAGCGTAATTCTATCGGCACCTTAGCGGCTGGCGCACGCCTTGCGTCATCGTCTCCAGAAGCAATGCAATCATGGCTGCAAAACAACGCCAAGGAACTGACCCGCGTCGGTGTTGACCCTAACAGCGTTGCTCAGATGTATCAGCAGAACCCTTCAGGATTTGGTGAGTTTGTTGATCACCTTGGAATGGCTGCTCTTGGTCCAATTGATTACTTCAATGTTCAGGACAAGATGGCTGGTCGTGAAATTGACCGAGGCAGACTGGCAGAGACAATCCGCAGCAATCAGGCTGGAGAAGCACTTCAGGCGAGAGGGCAAAACCTTTCCTATCAGTCAGCAATGACTGGGCACAATATCGCAGCACAACGCTTGGCTCTGGATCAGCAAGAGTTCGGGTTTAAGATGCAGCAAGCGCAGGAAAAGGCTCAGCAGTTGATTAGCGAAGCACCTAAGCTGTCAGTAAACATGGAAAAAGGCATCGAGACGGCTGTAAACAATGCTACAGCATCATCAAACTCAGCCAATTCTATGATTGCGCTTGCTCAACAGTTCAGAGCAGAAAAACCAACGACAGGTTTGTTCGGTAACGCACAGAACATGTTCGCAAAACTTACCGGAAGCGATACAACATTGCGTGATTTGCGCATTCGCCAAAATGCCCTTGTTAACAGTCAGGTTCTTAAATTCCTACCTCCCGGCCCAGCAACGGATAAAGACGTTGAGATCGTTCGACAGGGTGCGCCAACTGACATGGATAACCCTGAGACGGTCGCAAGATGGCTTGATGCAATGGCAAACCTTGAGCGACGAAACGCGCAGTTTAATGAGTTTAAAGCCGAGTGGATGAGCGCGAATGGCAACCCTGGACAATCGCGTAATGGCGGTCAGATATTGGGGTTGGATGTTAAAAAAGGTGAATCATTGGGGAGTGCCGTTAAGCGGTATATGTCAATGAATACTGACGCAGCGCCAGCACAAGATTCGACACCTTCAGGAGAACCACGGAATCAGGTTGGATCATATACCTCAAAATCAGGCATTCAATTTACGGTGGAATGATGAAAGTAACTGCAAACGGTAAGACATTTACCTTTCCTGATGGTACGAGCACCGAAGATATTGGCACCGCCATTGATGAGTATTTTGCTGGTCAGGCTGTTCAGCAACAAACAGTTAATCAGGCCAATAATGCACCAACACGGGACGAACCATCATTGATGCAACAAGCTGGCGATTGGCTCACTGGTGGTCAAAGTGCAGGGCAAATTGCAGAACAGGCTGGTCGTGGTCTGGTAAACATACCATTTGACGTATTGCAGGGTGGCGCAAGTCTGATTAATGCAATCAGTCAGGGGCTTGGTGGGCCAAAAGTTTTGGATGATGTTTATCGTCCAGTAGACAAACCGACAGACCCATACGCACAAGCCGGTGAAACAATTGGTGGGTATTTAGTTCCAGGAGTTGGAACGGCAGGAAGCATGGCTATTGGATCGCTGGCAGAGGCCGCAAATCAGAAAGGCGATTTCGCACAAAATGCAGCTAAAAATGCCGGAGTTAACCTTGCCGCTCAGGGTGTTCTTTCCGCAGCAGCAAAGGGAATAGGGCGTGGAATAACGGCTATAAAAGGTGATATTGCGCCAGAAGTGGCGAAGAAAATTGCCACATCAGAATCGATGGGCGTGACACCAATGACATCTGATGTTATCCCGCCGAAAAATGCTTTCACTCGCGGCCTTACTCAGGATGCCGAGGGGGCTTTGCTCGGGACGGGCTCAAAGCGAGCAGAGCAATATGCAACGCGTAGTAAGCTGGTAAGCAATTATTTTGACCGTTTTGGTGAGTACAACCCTGATGATGTGGTGAAATCTCTGACCACCACGTTAAGGGGGCGGAAGGATGCTGCTGGCGCTGTTATCAATGACGTCACCAATAAAATGGGTAATGCCGCAGTTGATACTACAAATACCATGAATGCTCTGAATACAGCGATCGCAAGACAGGAACGGCTTGGGACTTCAGCCAATCAAAGCCTGCTTACATCCTTGCGTAACCTGCGTGAAGAATTAGCAAACCCTGCAACTGATTTGGATGTTACGTTTGATCTCTTGCGTCAGCACAGAACAGCATTTAGATCTAATGTTCAGGGAGATGCTATGGTCTTCCCCAACCAGGCAAAAGCAGCTACCAATATGGTAGAGAATGCAATGTCAAAAGACCTTCGTAACGCAGTTGCAAAAAACCTCGGTGCGTCAGACGCAGCAAAATACCTTAAAGCAAATTCCGATTATGCAAACGTTTATAATAAGGTGCTTAATAAAAACATTGCTAACAAGCTCAACAAGGCAAGCAGTGAAGCCAGTCCTGAACTTATAAATACTGTTGTATTAAGCAGAAAACCATCTGACGTGAAACGAATCTGGAGCGCATTGGATGATAAAGGGAAAGATGCTATGCGTGCAGCTTACGTCAGCAAAATAGCGGAAAAGGCCGGTGACTCTCCAGCCAAGTTCATCACTGAAGTTAATAAGCTGAAATCTCAGTCAGGTGGTGAAATTTACAACACTATTTTTTCTGGAAAGCACATGAAAGAGCTTGATTCTCTTCATGAAGTTCTACAGAAAACAGCAAGGTCAGACACCGCAAATGTAGTAACTCAGACTGGGCAATCGCAAGCCAACAGGATAAGGACGATTGGCGCAACTGCGACTCTTGGCGTATCAATGGGGCTTGAGGCTGGTTTCGGTGCAATGATGCGCTTGTATGAGTCCAAAGCAGCAAGGAATGCTCTCTTACGTTTGGCAAACACCAAAGCAGGAACACCAGCCTATGAAAGAGCGCTAAATAATGCTGCAAATGCGATACGCCCTATACTCTCAAGCCAAATTACAGCAGAACAGCAATAAAAGATAAGATGTAACTACCTGATATTACTGCTACTGTTGCATGTTACCGTGTTTCCAAATCCTGAATTGCAGTTTGTATATGTGTCAACGCGTGTTGGGTAAGGTTGAGTTATAACAGGCTGGCGCGCTTTTTGCTCGATCGCTTGCATTGTGTTTACAGCCTGATAATTCAATAAAGCCTGCTGGAATGCTTGGCTTTGTGCTATTTGTTGGGCTTGTTCTTGGCTTTGTAATTGAACATAAAGATTCTGAAGCTCAAGTCTTGCCTGTGCGTCACTTATCTTGCCTTCATCGACACCTTTCCCGAGCATCTTTGCAGCAAGGACATACAGCTTAGGTGTTGGTGCTGATGCCATGCGTGAGTCGTTCTTCACACTGGCATCAAGGCAATTAGCCATATCGCTAAGCTTTTGATAGCGTTGTTCGCAACTTGCTTGATAGTCACTTACTTTTGCGCATCCAACCAGCAGAAGCGGGATAATTAACAGTGATTTTTTCATATGGTTAACTCTCCTTAGTTTTTCACAGGATATCATGAAGGCAATGCCATTTTAGCCGGAAACTAGATTTCTATGTTTCCTTTTTATTATTGCTATACATGGTCTTAAGCGTTTCAAAAACCATTTTCTTAACCATATCAGATTGTTGTTCTGCCATACGCTCTGCATCATCAATGTAAACGGATGCAGAGCTTTGTTTAGCCAACGATTCTTCAATCGCTGCAATTATCTCTGAGTTCAGCGACCTGTTATTCATCTTCGCGCGCTGTTTAATTTTCTCGTGGAGTTCATGCGGAAGTCTCAAGTGAAACTGCGCCTCGTCGTATTTGCTGTACATCCTTGATGCCTCACCAGTTGGGTGGAATGGCATCGTAACCTACTGGATAAATACTCAATAGTACCATTTCGGTATGCAATCACATCATGGTTGCATCATATCATTCGTTTGGAGTAATGAAATGTCAGATATCACCGCAAATGTTGTGGTAAGCATGCCTTCGCAACTCTTCACTATGGCTCGTTCTTTTAAAGCGGTAGCCAATGGCAAAATTTATATAGGAAAAATTGACACTGACCCGGTAAATCCTGAAAACCAGATTCAGGTTTATGTGGAGAACGAAGACGGCTCTCACGTTCCTGTT